GCGGGGTAGGGAAGCGGCATCCCGTCGGCTTCATACGCCGAAGGTCGCAGGTTCGAATCCTGCCCCGCCACCAATGGGCCGCCTGCACGGATGCGGGCGGAAGAGATCGGACAAGCCGGCGAGTGTCCGTCATCCGGCGCCGCAGGACGCCGAACAACCCCGGCAGTGCGGGCGCGGGTATTCCCGCGTTGCGGTCGCAGGCGCGGTGCTGCGTGAGTGGGTTGATCGCAGCGGCGGCCTGTATGCCTTCCGCCCGCGTGACCGCACATCTATCGAGGGCAGCATGACAGCGCGAGTTTACCAGAGCCGGAGGCGCGGGGACAGGGTGCAGAACGCGATGCTGTCTGCTGCGCTTGCGATGCTGGTCTGGCTGTTGACGCAGATCATGTCGTTGTCTACCGGCGTTGCGGAGTTGAATGCGCGACTGCCCGAGATCGAGATCAAAGCATCTGCGGCCTACCGCGCAGCGGATGCGCGGCGCGATTTTGCCGAGCTGGACGCGCGCATTGGCCGACTGGAGCGTGGCCGTTGGTACGAGGGCGGTACGCAATGATCGGGCGTCTCAAACTCGCGGCAATCGGCACAGCCGTAGCGGCTGCCGTGGCTGCGCCCGGAGTCATGTACTACGAGGGTCTGATCCCGCAGACGTACTCCGATCCAGTTGGCATCCCGACCGCGTGCTACGGCGAGACGGGCGCGCATATACAGCTGGAGATGGTGTTTTCGCACGCCGAATGCGCCGCGATGCTCGATGCCAGTCTTTCCCGGCACTGGGCCGGGATCGAGCGCTGCTTGGGCGATGCTGAGGTGACGGTCGGCGAGGCCGCCGCCGTCTTGTCGTGGGCATACAACATCGGGACGGGAGCTGCATGTACGTCAACGCTGGCGAAAATGGTGCGCGCGGGGGTGCCGGGCGAGGTCTGGTGTCACCAACTCACACGGTGGACAAAAGCTCGGAAAGCCGGAGTCGTGATCGAGCTACCTGGGCTGGTCAGGCGCAGGCAAGCGGAGCTGACCATGTGCCTCACTGGACAGTGGCCGGCCTGGGTGACGTCGTGAGTCTGCATCTGCGCGAGCATTGGAGGACCTGGGCAATGGCCGGTGTGCTGGTGCTGGCGACTGCCGCGCGGTGCAGCGTACCGACGATACACACGCGGGCAGCGATTGATCCAGTGCCGCCTGCGCAGGAGGTTGCGAAACGATGATTGCTATGGCGCTCGCGCTGGCGTTGCATCCGCCGATGCTGCTGCGCATCGAGCAGCCGGCGGTCGTGTACGCACCCGACGGCCAGCGCATCAGCCTGCCAGCCGGCACCGAGCTGGACTTGTGCGCAGGCCCGAGCAACACGCTCGTGGAGTACGACATTCCATCCATGACGCTGCTGGTCAAACAACCGTGCCCGGAGCGGCCCCTTTTTGCAGACGGATTCGAGGACTGAAACATGCGCAGCAAACTCGACTTGTCCGAGCGCGTGCCGAACAAGGATCGGCGGTTCGGCGCGGCGCTCGAATACTACCCGGCGCAGATCGTGACCGGGTTCCTTCGCCGCCCTGCGCTGTTTACCCCGGCGCAGATCAGCGAGGCGATGCGCCGCGCGGAAGAAAACCCCGAGGACATGCCCAAGCCGACTCACTGGGAGCGACTGCGGGCATGGCTGGTGGCGCGATGATAGCGTTCGCGCTGGCCGGCTTGCTCATCATTTCCTGCGGACTGCGCTACGAGCTGCGGCGCTACCGCGTGATGCGGCGCTGGAGGGATCGCCATGGTCCGACTTGACCTCGGGACGATCATCGCGGCTGCTCTGGGACTCGCGCTGATCGCGGTGTCGCTGTACGCCGTGCGCATGTCTTTGCAGCGCGATGCGGCGCGGGTGGAAGTAGCGCGGCTCAAGGCCGAATACGTCGCGGTCGATGCGCAGGCCCGCCGACGCGCGCTGGAAATTGAATTGCGGCACGCGGCTGACATGCAAACGTTGGGCGAAAAGCTGACACAGGAGATGCAGGATGCACAGAACAAGCACGCTGGCGTGGTTGCTGATCTTGAGCGCGGCACTCTGCGGCTGCGCGCACACTGGCAAGGCTGTGTCGCCACCGGCGATCTGTCCCGATCCGCCGAGGCCGCCGGCCGAGCTGATGAAAACGCCCGACTTCGAGCTGAGGGCGCGGCTGCTGTTGTTCGAGCAGGGGCCGAGTGTGACGCCCGAATCAGGGCGTGGCAGTCCTACGCCCGAACCGTGACGGAAAAGTGATGTGGCTCGCCTGACCGTCGATCAGTGGGAGACTGTCCGCGCCGAGCGCGAGGCCGGGGCCTCGTTCCCCGAGCTTGCCGCGCGCCATGGCGTCTCGCACCAGGCCATCCAGAAGCGCGCCAAGAAGGAAAGCTGGGGCGATGGCTCCGACCTGGAGGGCGCGATCCAGCGCAAGGTCTCGGAGAAGGTTGCGGGCGTGGTTGCAGGCTGCAACCCGAAAAAACGCAACGAAGCCGCTGACGCAGAAGCCGAACGCCGGGCCGAGGTGCTGCGCCGGCACCGGGAAGAACCCAACGCGGCGCGCGAGCGCATCTATGCCGGTCTGCATGCGCACAAGGCCGCGTTCGACAAGGAAGGCAAAGCGCTGGCCTTCGACGATCTCAAGGCCGCGAAGATCGCCGCCGAGGCGCTGCAAATCGTGCAGGCGATGGAGCGCAAGGCCTGGGGCCTCGACGAATCGCAGCCGGCCGCCGTAGTGGTTCCCCGTCCGCTGGTGGCGCTGTGAACGCCGCCGTCGACCTCGGCCCCGGCATCCCGGCCACGCCATCGCAAATGGCATTCGCGGCCAGCCGGGCGCCGTTCCCGGCCTTCGTGGGTGGCTATGGCTCCGGCAAGACGCACGCGCTGATTTTCCGACTGCTTGGCCTGCTCGGCGGTGGATCGACGGTGGCCTACTACATGCCCACCTATGGCCTGATCCACGACCTGGGCATCCCGCGCCTGCAAGGCATCGTCGAAGCCGAGTTCGGCATCCGCGCCCGGTCGAAGCTGGTGGCAGGCCGCCCGCAGGTGGACGTGCCGGGCATCGGCAAGGTGCTGTTCCGCAGCATGGACGCACCCGAGGCGATCATCGGCTACGAGGTTGTCGATTCGTTCTTCGATGAGCTGGACACCCTGCCCATGGACAAGGCGGCGCAAGTCTGGCGGCTGGCGCTCGCGCGCAACCGCGCGCGCCGGCTGTCCCCGGTGCGCGGCATGCCACCGAACACAATGGCGGTGGCGACCACGCCCGAGGGCTTCCGCTTCGTCTACCAGCAGTGGGGGCAGGACGTGGCCAAGGCCGAGGCGGCCGGCTACGTCATCTATCGCGGGCGCACCGAGGACAACCCGACGCTCGATCCGAGCTACATCGAAACCCTGCGCGCTTCCTACCCGCCGAACCTGCTGCGCGCCTACCTGGGGGGCGAGTTCGTCAACCTGACCAGCGGCGGGGTGTATCCGGATTTCAACCGCGAGCGCGCCCATTCCAAGACCATCGTGCAACTCGGCGAGCCGCTGCACATCGGCATGGACTTCAACGTGATGAACATGACGGCCGTGGTGTTCGTGGTGCGCGATGATGCCCCCTGTGCCGTGGCCGAATGGACGGGCGTGCGCGATACCCCGGCCATGTGCGCATTGCTGCGCGAGCGGCACGCCGGGCATCCGTTGGTGATCTACCCCGACGCCAGCGGATCGAGCCGCAAAAGCGTGAACGCGCAGGAATCCGACCACGCCCTGCTGCGCCAGGCCGGGTTCACCGTGCGCACCGATGCTTCCAACCCCGCCGTGCGCGATCGCATCAATGCCGTGTGCGCCATCTTGCCGCGCCTGAAAATCGACACCGACGCCTGCCCGCGCCTGGTGCAGGCGCTGGAGCAGCAGGTGTACGACCGCAACGGCGAGCCGGACAAAAAGGCCGGTTTCGACCACCCCGCCGATGCGATGGGCTATTTCATCGCCCACCGCTGGCCGATCCGCCGCCGCGCGGTGAGCGTTTCCACCTTGAGGATCTGACCATGCCCCTTTCCGTTGACGCACCATCGCCCGCCGTTTCGTCCATGCTTGCCCACTGGCAGCTGGTGGACGATGCGATGGGCGGCACCGATGCCATGCGCGCAGCGGGCAAGCGCCACCTGCCCAAGCGTCCGCTGGAGGAGCAGACGGACTACGCCGCGCGACTGAGCGCCGCCACGCTTCTTCCGGCCTATTCCGAGACCGTCCAGCGCATGGCCGGTCGGGTGTTCTTCGAGCCGCTTATCGTCAACGATGACGTGCCCGGATGGATCGCCGACGAAGTTTTGCCGGACGTGGACCGCCATGGGCGGAATCTGCACGTCTTCGCGCGAGAGTGGTTTTCCGAGGCGCTGGCCTATGGCATGAGCCACTGCCTCGTCGAGTCGCCGCAGGCCGATGGCGTGCGCACCCGCGAGCAGCAGCGCCAGTACGGCCTGCGCCCGTACCTGATCCGCATCCACCCACGCCGCGTTCTTGGCTGGCTTGAACAGGACGGCGTGCTGATCCAACTACGCGTGTCGTTCGAGCGAACTGAGCGCGACGGCGACTTCGGACAGAAGACCATCCCGCAGGTGCGCGTGTACGAGCCGGGCCGGGTGGCGGTGTACGAAAGGGGCCGGGATCAAACCTGGGTGGCCGTCGAAGAAATACCGACCGGCCTGAATCGCATCCCGCTGGTCACCCTCTACACAGGGCGCACCGGCCTTTTGACCGCCAGGCCGCCCTTGCTCGAACTTGCCCACCTCAACGTCAAGCATTGGCGCATGCAATCGAGCATCGACACCCTGCTCGATACCGCCAGCGTGCCGATCCTCTCGATCTCCGGCGTGCAGGATGGTGACGACGTGGTGATCGGGGCCAAGCACGCCGTGCGCTTGCCCCCCGGCGCGACCCTGGCCTACGTCGAACACTCCGGGGCCGCCATCGAAGCCGGGCGTGACTCGCTGCGCGAGCTGGTCGACGACATGCGTCGGTCGGGAGCAAAGCTGCTGGAGCCGAGCCAGTCCGCCAAGACCGCGACGCAGGCGCGCGAGGAAGCGGCCATGGACAATTCCGCCCTGGGCGGGATGGTCACGCAGTTGCAGGACACCCTGGTCGATATTCTGGACCTGGTGGGCGAGTACCGTGGGGCAGAATCAGGCGGAACGGTATCCGTCCGCGCCAACCTGGACCCGGACATCGCGCCAACGGACGCGCTCACGGCGCTGACCGCGATGCGCAACGCCGGCGCGCTGTCGGATCAGACCTACTTCGCCGAGGCACAGCGGCACGGCATCGTGTCGTCCGACATCGACTGGCAAGACGAAGCCGAGCGGATCGCGGCACAGGGGCTGTGAGTGCCCACCGAACGCGCCATCGTTGATGCCTACACCCGGCGCGCGCTGCTGCTGCTGCGCGTGGGCCGCGGGCTGGGGCAAGATGCTGCCGCCGAACTGCGCAAGCTGGGCAAGGAGCTGCGGGCCATCCTCGGCGGTGCCGAAATCAACGCGCTGGGCCGGCGCGAGCTGACCGCACTGCTGCGCGAAGTGGATGCCGCTATTGCCCAACGCTACGCCAGCATTGCCGAGCAGCAGGCCGAGGAGCTTGCCAACTTGGCCGAGATCGAGGCGCAGTGGGCCGCGCCGCAGCACCGCACCCGCATCGCGCCTGCCATCGCAGCTGGCCTGCTGGTGCTGGGCCTGCCGCTGGCCCGCCACTGGCAGCGGCAGGCGGAAGGGCTCACCGACCGCGTGGCCGCCGCCGTGCGCTCTGCTGCCACCACCGGGCAGGATGCGTCGGCGCTGCTGGCCGCAATCGTGGGGCAGGGCCGGCCGGGGCGGGAGCGTGGCGGCCTCATGGAAGGGGCGCGCCAGCAGGCCACCACCCTGGCCGCCACCAGCGCCCACGCCGCCGCCTACGAAGCACGGCAACGTGCCTGGGCCGCCCGGGGCGTGCGCTACCTCAAGTGGCACGCCATCCTCGATCCGCACACCACCATCGGCTGCGCCGCCCGCGCCGGCCTGATCTACACCACCGACTTCCAGCCGGTGAACCACGATATCCCCCTCGATCGGCCACCGCCTCGGCACTTCAACTGCCGCAGCCTGCTGGCCCCGATGGATTCGCGATTCGAGCCGCCCGGCGACGGGCAGGACACCTACAGCGAGTCCCTCGATGACTGGCTCAAGCGCCAGCCGGAGATGATGCAAGACGAGCTGCTCGGCCCGACCCGGGCCGCCCTTTGGCGCGCCGGCAAGCTCGATGCACGCGGGCTGCTGGGGCGGGATGGGGCGGTGTTGAGCGTGGCGGAGTTAGCTCGCGTGCTGCCGGGGTGATGCTGTGGACCGGCGAAGCCAACTACAAACGGATGGCAAGCGAGCTGACGCCAGCGATGCGCGAGGCTGGCGCGATGCGCTGTGGCTGATCGAGCAGGCCAAGCGCCACGCGTTGGACGGCTGATCCGCCTCGCGCGGGGTTTTTTGTGCCCGGAATCCGGCCTGTTACCTGATGGCCTTTCCATGTAACACCCCCGTGTTCGACCCTTCTCCTCGATGCCACGGCGCGCGGATGCGTGCCCGGTGCCCGGCCAGATGGCCATTGCCAGGGCGGATGCCCGCACGAGGAAACCATGAAGCTCAAGACTGTCGAAATCGAAGGAAAGACCTACGCCGCTTTGCAGGACGGCATGCCCGTGTACGTGCACGACGATGGCAAGGAAGCGCCATTTGATGCCGCTGGCACCGTCGCCACGATCCGGGCGCGCAATGCCGAGGCCAAGACCAACCGCGAACGCGCGGAAGCGGCAGAAGCCGCTGTCAGAGCGTTCGAAGGGGTGGACGCCGAAGCCGCGCGCAAGGCGCTTGAAACCGTCGCCAAGCTCGATCAAAAAAAACTGATCGACGCGGGGCAGGTGGATGCGGCAGTGGCGGCTGCACTCAAGCGGGTGCAGGACAAGTTCGACGCCGAGGCCAAGCGGGCCGCGACGCTGGAACAGCAGCTGCACGGGGAGATCGTCGGTGGGAACTTCGCCCGCTCGAAGTACATCGCCGACAAGCTCGCCATCCCTGCGGACATGGTGCAGGCCGCTTTCGGCAGCCGATTCGCCGTCGTGGACGGGAAGCTGACGGCCACCGGGCCGGATGGCAACCCGATCTACAGCCGAACCAATCACGGGCAGCTCGCCTCTTTCGATGAAGCACTGGAGTTTCTGGTGGATGCGTACCCGCATAAGGATTCGATCCTGAAAGCGGACAACAAACCCGGTTCCGGCGCGCCCAACACTGGCGGCGGTGGCGGTCATCACCAGAAGGCCGGAAATTTCGGCGGCACGCGCGAAGAGCGAGCCGCTGCGATCCGGGCCAAGTTCCCCGACCTCGCGCGGGCTTGATGCCGCGCACCCCTGAAAGGTATCTCTCATGTCTCTTTCGCAGATGCAGGTTTTCAACGAGTACATCATGCCGGCGACCATCGAATCGCTGGCGCAGATGGTCAACCAGTTCAACGCGTCCAGTAACGGTGCGATTCGACTGACGACGGAAGGCTTTACCGGCGACTTTTTGCAGGAATCGTTCTTCGCCGCCATCCACGGGGCGCAGCGCCGCGTGAACCGCTATGCCGCGCAGGCATTGGCCGCTGCCACCGATCTGACCCAGATCAAGCATTCCACGGTGAAGATCGCCGGTGGTTTTGGTCCGGTGCGGTTCGAGCCGGGGCAATTCACCTGGCTCAACAAGCCGACGGCGGAAGGCATCGAGGTGGCGTCGCGCAATTTCGCCGAGGCGTTACTGGCCGACCAGCTCAATACGGCCATCCTCGGGCTGCGCGCGGCCATTTCGAACCAACCCAGCGCGACCAATGACGTGTCTGCAATAGCGGGCATTACCTATGCCGGGTTGAATGGTGCGCATGCCAAGTTTGGCGACCGCAGCGCAATGATTGTCGCCAACGTGATGACGGGCGCGGTATTCCACAAGCTGATCGGGCAGAACCTTGCCAACGCGAACCAGTTGTTCCAGGCGCAAAACGTGCGCGTGGTGGACATCCTGGGCAAGGTCGTGGTGGTCACCGATGCGCCTGCGCTGTATGTCGCTGGCGCGCCCAACAAGGAATACGTGCTGGGCCTGGCGGAAGGTGCGGCGATCGTGCACGACGCGGGCGACGTGATTTCCAACGTGGAAACCTCGAACGGCCAGACGCGCATCGAAACCACCTTGCAGCTCGATTACACGTTCTGCTTGGGCATCAAGGGGTATACCTGGGACGAAGCCAACGGCGGCAAGTCGCCAACCGATGTGGCGCTTGGCACCGGCAGCAATT